AGTTTTGGGTCGCGGTGTAACTCGTCGTGATGCGCCCTGCAAAGCGGAATCACGAATAAATCATGTGCCTTTGTTCCCATACCTCCCTGACCATGTCCAATGATGTGATGCGGGTCATCTGCCTGATAGATGCAGCATGAACATTTTTGCGCCTTAACCCACTGTGTGTACTTCTGGCTCTCCAAGCGCCTGCGCTTAGGTCGCCTCATGAATGACTCTGGCGATTCAGGGTCAGCCACCAGATCGATTATCTTTTTGACCTGCTCCGCTGCCTGCTGGATGACCTGCTTAGGCTGGCGTTCCGGCGCGATGTGAGACTCCTTCAGCTCTCCGGCGACGACACTTGCTGGCATGTGGAGTACACGCCTTGCAGGTGCTTCAGGTATAAGGTCGATAAGGTCATTCAGTGAGGCCCACCAGCAAAGCTCTGGCAGGGTAAGCTGATGTTCGCCATGTAAACCAAGCTGGCTGCAAACCATCCTGATTATCCACAGCGCTGTGTTCCCCTTGGCGATGTTATCCAGCTTGCCGGGCGTACCATGCTCCCTGAAATGATTATCGTGGCCGTAGCACAAAGACACCAGGCCCGATTCGGTTTCGTGAAGTGTGTATTCATGGTGATGCCATGTCGCATCGTCGTGCCACTGGCAGCATTCAAAGCTCCGCACGAAACCAGCCAGGCCATTTGCACCACCAGCGGCGGCTATAACACGATCATGACTGAAGAACGGAATCAGAGATTGCTCATCAAGCAGTGGCTGTGTGCCGTCATTGATCCTGCCAGATGGAAGGTCGGCCATGTCCGCTGTCGGTGTACTCACCAGAATGCGGCCACGAAACATCCCCATCAGGTCTGAGCCAGGCTTGAGCAGCACTATCCCTGTGCGCGGAGCAACTTCAGGTGTAAGCAGTGCTCTCACTCATCACCCCTTTTTGCTTTGTAAGCCGTCCACAGACCGCCAATCCACTGCACGCCCTTGGCAGTAAAGCGAGACTGACTGAACGCATAATTTGAATCGGTAGTGGTGCCGGTTCTGACTTCAAACCGACCGGCTTCAATGTGCTGGCTATAGGGAGTCATGACGCCATTGAGTCGGTACATAATCCGGCTATCAAGCAGGAATATACGAAGCTCGGGCTCTTTGGCCTCAAGAAGTTTTGCCACCTGGCGGAATGTCATTGAACCTGTAGCCGTGACATAACGGTCCACGAACGCGACCTTTGGTGCAGCTTCTGTAAGCTGTAGCTGAAGGCGTTCCTTCTCCTCTTCCATTTCGGCGGCCAGGCGAAGTGCCTCAGCAAAGGTCTGCGGGATTTTAGCTGGCTGGCTTTGCTCTAACTCATGCAGCCGCTTAATCACTTTCATGCGGAGAATGGCACTGTAACCGGTGATGAGGCATTCGGTGTGCTCACGATCAAGACGGTATTGCTGATATTCCTGACCATTCTGGGGGTGTACGAACTTTTGCGCACACCCATGCACGTCTTCTTTTAGCTGCTCATACATGCGTTCGATATCTTTCATGACATCGAAATGACGCTTGCCAGTCAGTTCAGCAATTTCACGGCTGGTCATGGTTGGGGATTGAATGGCACTGACTACAGGCGCATTAGCGCCCGCTGATTGAATTAGCATTGTCTCTCTCCACACACTGTTTTTGAACGGCCCCGCCCCATCACCTGCAAGTGAACGGGACCAACCTGTACCAGTGGCATCTGCAACATGCCCCCAGTATTCGCACTATACCCGCTATTTAAACTCCTTTCACAGAAATTTGATGTTTGTTGATCGCGTTATGTTCAGCCAGCTTTGAAATAAAGCGTCATTCCTATTAAACGAGTAAATCTGCAACTTATATAAAACGTACCGCACATCCTATGAGTGCAAAATGCATAGAAAGACTGAATTCAAAATAAAAAAGCTTTCGCCAGTTATTAAATGCACCCATAACATATCAATCCACCCCATAAAAACAGACTTAAATCGCTTAAAGCATAGCAATTCTGAAGATTAATTACTTTGAAAATAACCTGTTGTGACTATTCGGCAAGAATATTTTTATAAGCCTTTGTTGTAGCCTCATAAAGAATCTGGTAGAAACATGCGACTGAAGTAGCATTGCTCATTTCATCGGTCTTAGTTTTACCTGCGGCTAGCCACTCTTCTGCATTAATTTCACCCCTAACTATTTTCATGAAATCACCACCCAAACCATCACCTTTATTATAAAACAGGAGTGGATCAGTATAATTCCATGTATTCCGTGTGTCACTTAGATTAGCCCATCTATTTACTCTCTTATTGTACTTTGAGCTTTTTATTATATCCCTCATAGTTTTCAGTTCAGTGAAATTTTTATCTTTGTATGCAAGACTAAGCACCGTACTTTCAATATCAAACCAAGCATATTTATGCGGTTTTTCATCGTTAGAACTTAAGGATATTACATTATTAGTCTCATCAATCTCACCAAGAAACCCACGCTGATGCTCAATTGTATTGTCATTTGTTCGCGATCGCCTAATCAACTCTGTAATTTGTTCCCTGTCAAAATTTATATTTATCTTATTAAATATTCTTCCAATATCAATCGCACAGAAAAAAGCACAATAATATGCAGTAACAAGTGGCCACGCAGGATTACAATATGGATTATCCTTAATTAGTTGTGTAAGAGTTTCATTTTGTTTGGTTCGCCTGTAATGCCCCATAGCATAATCGTAAAGTAGCGCTTCATAAACTGACTTACCAGTAGAGTCGTTGAAATAAAGTTTTTCAGCACTTATATTTACCTCAAGTGCTGCATCTCTGATTAGAGTCATTTTCAAGCCATCATTTATTGATGGCCTTTTAGTATTAATACCATCTAAATCAGATTTTTTCAGAAGAAATAATAATCTCTTCTCAATTTCACCAGCAATAATAGCAGCCACTTTTCCCATTAGAACAGATTCCTGTTAGATATTTTCACTTTTACTTCAATATCTAATAAAGCTGAAATGTCTTTTTCAAGTGCCGTTATTGCTTGTTCGTTAGTGCCTGAGTGAAGTTCATAGTTTATTTTCTGAAGAATATTAAAAATAGAGACAAAAGTTTCTTTTTTATAATTTGAACCAATAGTCATAGCTACCGAGCATGCCTGTTCGAAAACTCGGAAAATTGCTTGAAAAAAAGTAGCCTGAAAAAGCTTGTCTTGATTTCCGACCTCTACAAGGTTCTCCTTCACGCCAAAAAGATAGTTTTTAATAAGACTCAATTTGTCTTCATATGGCAGATCTTTTAGAGGAGAAATTTGCAGCACTCGATCTAGAGAAGCCTGAAAAGGAACATGTGTAATGTACCCCCTACCTTTTTGAGAAGCACTCAACCTTCCCAATAATGGAGAATCAGAGTCGTCGCTGAGATCGTCAAATAACTTGAGTCTAATTCCTTCAAGCGAGCCTTCCTCAACGAGATACTTGGTTAATTCTATCCTCAATGTTTTAGGAACGCCTTTTTGATTTGAATTGATATCAATGAAATACTCAATTTCCTCCTGCCGGTTTAATCCCGATAAGATACATACAGGAATTCTGGTTTGATCGTCTTTCCCATAAGCCATGTAACTTCCATATAGCCTATGTTGTCCATCTATAACCATGAACAACCCTTCAGAACTATTGATAATCAGCTTTTGTGTTTTTTCATTGTATATAACGTCACTGTCTTTCTGGCAGGACAGGATTAAAGCTCCGGGTATTACTTTTCCATCATTGAGATATTTTGATATTTTAGTAGCTCGAGCCGAATCAAGCGTTCTTTGGAAACCTTGCTCAGCTTTTTCACTAATACGAGAAATTTTGCATGTGCTCATTAAGTCACTTGTAGTTAATGAGGTTAAGTAAAATTTAATCTTTCCCTTTGTGAGATTGATAGCGGTAGCTTCAATTTGACTCATACATTCTCCCGACAATAAAACATTAATTATTCTTATATCATGTAACAGTCTAAATCATTTCGCAAGAGACTTTTACTAGTCTTTCACTCTCACAAGGCTCATCGTTACAGAAAATTTTTAAATCTGACGTATTGAGCTGGCTCCAGTATTGGATAAAACCGTTAGTTAGTGATATCAGTTTGTTTAACTTCTATTTTTCCATTTCTCCAGCATGCTGCAAATTCTGCCGGCGTCTGATGATTTAGAGATGCGTAAGTTCTGGACTCGTTATAGTTCTGCCGCCTACCATTGTTGACGAGAAGCCCCTCCAGAAGTAATAACTGCCAGATGCATCGGTAACCAAACGCCTTCGTTCGAGCGCGAGTTCTGTGATACGCCTTGGTATATCTGCATCAGCCGCCGGACGCTGAGCCTCATAGCGTTAGGTCGAGAGAGACATATCTGTAAGCCTGCAGGCAAGAAGTTGCTATAGATCGGTCGCATCGCACATAATCTCAACGGCTTCCCGCTTTAGGTCTGTCGTCAGCATCTTAGCCCCAGAGCGACCAAGAGTGCCTCCTTATCCAGCACGGCTTCGGCAAACAGCTTCTTGAGTCTGCCGTTCTCTTCCTCAAGCGACTTCAGGCGCTTAACCTCGGGTACTTCCATACCGACATACTTCTTACGCGAGGTGTTAAAAGTGGCGTCTGAAATAGCATGCTTACGGCAGAGTTCCTGGGCTGAAACCCCGGCTTCGGCCTCGCGGAGAATACTAATGATCTGTTCGTCGGAAAATCGCTTCTTCATGGGGATGTCCTCATGTGACTGATGAAGACATTATTAACATCGCGGTGTGTTAATCAACGGGGAGCAGGTCAAGGCAGCAATGAGATTTAAGCTTGAATTATCGAAATAACTTTGCTTGTATTTTATTAACGCTACCAACATAAGATGCGATCCCTTTTTTTTCTGCTGGATTCTGGCTAGATATGTATGCTTGTAAAAACTCTAAAATTCTTATGGAAGATACTTTTAGTAAGTTTTTACTAAGAACTAAATTAAATACATTTACTGAGTTTGAAGGAGGCTGGGTTTTAGCTTCATTTACAGTGTAACCGGATTTATTTAAAGCTATCTTTATACTGTTAAAGGCATATACCAGTTGTTCTATATCATCACTTGAAAGAACAATGTCATCCATGTAGACACTCACAGATATATTGCCAGATTTACTAAGGGTGTGGATAACCTTTCCACAATAGGATTGCCTGAAGCAAAAACTTGCCAATATGGGTGACTGAGGATAACCATATGGAAGAACTTTCTTCAATCCATTATTATTTAAATTTTTAACAGTTGACGACTTCGCAATTTCTCTAGCCCTATCATAAGGGATGAACTTATTAAGTTCTCGGGTAATGCGGCTTTGGCTGGTCGCTCCAAAAAAATCACTTATATCAATTAAACAAAAGTATGTACTTTTAATATGGTAGTTAGCTGCAGCGACGTGACCACCGTCCCTTAGGTGAAACATATAGACAGGGAACTTCCATTTTGATTTGATATAAGTGTGTATTTTCCTCCCTAATGCCAAAGTATCCTCGTTCGGTATAAATACCCACCGATTTTCTTTAATCTCGAACTTGTGAAGCCAATCACTCGCTGGTTTCATGCGTGAAATTCATATAGTTAGGGACTATGTTAAAGAGGCTCAGCACCTTTTCAACGAAAGTCCACGACTCGTTGATAAAGGCTAGGATTGTCGTAACAATCCCGAGCACTTTAACTAAGCCGATTTTATGTTGTTTAGTCATAAATCGTTCTCTCCATACAACCCTGACGATTCTTAGCGCAAGCGCATAGCCCAAACTAATAACGCTACGCCCCCTAAGAGGCGATAAGAAACCTCCGGCAACCCTTAGTGTCGAGAAGCAGCGTAGAGCCGCTTGCCGCGACGAAGGGTGACCATCGGCAAGTCGAAATACGACGAGTACGGAGAGGCCGGATAGCCCAGCTAACGTCAGGAAAACTGATAATACAGGCAGATCAAATAATAAGGAATACTTTTGTTTCTGTGAAATTACTCGGCATTATTATCGCGATCGATAAATATGCCTTTCAGTATGAATTATAACTTATCTCCGCATATCATATCCTTAGCTTTCTATCTGTTTAAGGTATTCAGCTAAGATAGACATGATCTCGTCAGTGTAGCTGGAATGGTGATAAAGCGGTGTCATGCCGTCATCTTCGTCGCCAGACTGCGCATCGCAAAGCAACTCCACCAGTCGACGCGCTTTGGCGGAGCTGAACTGAGGCATTGCAGCAGCTTTGGTCAGTTTCCTTTTGCCAGCGGCTTTGGCTTTTTCCATCTGCTGCTGAGCGATACTGGATGCCTTAACGCCATGCTCACGCTGTAAGGCAATCGCAGTGGTAGCAGCAACCTCACCGGACTTGACCATGTCAATCAGGTCATCGCCAACGGTAAGAAGTTGGAGGTGCTGCTCAACGTCAGTAACCGAGCGCTTAACCTTCTTCGCTATCTCTGCCGGTTCCCAGCCCTGATTGACCAGACGCTGATAGGCAGCGGCACGTTCAAGCGGAAGTAACGCCCTGCCCTGGCTGCTTGTCACCATGAATGCGATGCGGTCTGCTTCACTTCCTACGAAGTCTTTGCACTCAAGGCGCAGCTCATGACCAGCTTCCTGAGCCAACTTCGCACCGAAGTAACGGTGATGACCGTCGATAACCTTGATGCCATGCTCTGTAACCTGAACGGCAAGCGGCGGGACATGCTCACCAGCGATAAACGCATCTCGGAATTCTTCAACGTGGGTCTGGTCAATCTCGCGGACGTTGTAACCCGGCTCCACGTAAAGCTCATGCACGCTGAGCAGATAGGTTTTGCGCGCAGTGATGTTGGTGCCCTTATCGTCTTTGCCTTTATAAACTTGAGATAAATTAGTCATACTATGTGTAACTCCATAACCAGAGTGATGATCAGTAACAGGATGATTACCAGCACTTCCGGCAATGACCTGTAGAAATACTCGTTTTTTTCGAAGTGGCGCTTTAAGGCTGATTTCATCGGTTAAGCTCCCTAAGCCCTGCATCGCTAACCTTACCGCTGGCTAGGCCGACGTAATGGCGACAACGCATCTTTGCCCTGGACATACACTTGTCGCGGCTTACCTTGGCGTTCTGCCTGTTGTCATCAAACTTTGCCAGAACCATTGCCCGTAACCAGCTATGGCTTGCCCTCTGCCAGAGGCCTTTAGCCTGCAACTCCGTGGCTTTCTTGACTGCCTCAAGGTAACCAGCGTTCTCTGGCGGGCGCTCATAGGGCGTTATCGAATACGTGTAGTCCTTGTTTCGGCTCAGGATGTGCTGCTCATAAAGACCTGCAACCGAATACCTGACAGCGGCGTTGGATAGACCTGTCTCCGCGCAAATTTTCGTGAAGGTCATTGACCCATGCTTACGCAGGCAGTCGAGAATGATTTCAACGTTGTCCATTAATCCCCCTTAAGCGCCACGGAAGCCATCAGGGATGGCATAATCGGTTGAAGGGATAGCCATCACGTCACGCACCCATTTGCCGTTGAAACATCTAGGACGACCAGACTTATTCCACTTGGTGGCCGACTGGAGATAGCCAGGGAAGTTTTTAGGGATAAACAGCGTGGCCGGGCGCAGGTACTGCTCCTGCTCGGTATCTTTCCAGTGCTCATACTTGTAATCGACCACCAGCAAAAGTTCTGACAGTTCGTAGCCCTCAGAAATACGCGCCTTGATGTTTTCCAGAGAAGAACGGCATGTTTGAAACTTAGCGCCTGTGGTCATGTTGAGGTGTTTGAGAACCTGTTTAGCCATATCAGTGATCTGAATAGCCGGGTCGGGTTGCGCAGCAACCTGACAAGAACTCTCTGTTGTAATCTCTGTAGTAGTCTCTTGGTAATCTACTGTATGAATGAATGCGGGATTCCCGCACGCTGGCGAGTGGGTTTCCCGCAAACTTGTCTGCGGCATATCCGCATTCTTGTCTGTGGCAATGCCGCTTTCTTGAATGCGGGAATCCCGCATACTGGATTGTGGCTTTCCCTCACTCTTAAGTAGCAGCGCCTCTAAGCGGTCTGCTTTAACTCTGAAAAATAGTTTTGCAGGCACTCCACGGCGCTCTTCCTCAAGCACTCCTGCTGAAATCAGACGACGGCGAGCTGTTTCCTGTTCTTCACGCGACAGGCCAGTTTCGCTTTTGATTTCCTTCTGTGTTTTGTAGAACCAGGAACCATCCATGCGGTTATGCCAGTAGACCAACTGAGACAGCAAGACCGCACCGGTAACACCACCAAAGCGTACGAAACAAGCCTGATAAGCGACTGGCCTATCAAGCAACGATATGAGATTACTCATGGTGCTACCTTCCTGAACTTCTGACTGAACAACACACGCGGCAGCATGCAATCGTGGGGATAATTAGGGCGCTGAAAGATCACACGGTGATTAACCGTATAAACGCCGACAGTAGTAACCGGAACTCCACGCGGATCGGTGTAGCGCTCAACCCAGGGCTTAATGATTTCAGTTTCCATGATTCACCCCGGCATCTGCGGGACGACGATAAAACTCTGCCCAGGCTGATTCGACTACCAAACGCGGCACGCACTGGTAGTTGTGAGGCTTATCCGCTGAGGATATGATTTGCTCATAGACAGGGACGCCAGCCTGATATCGGCAACGGAATTGCCCTGACAACGGTTTCTGATTTACAATGCTCATGCGATGAGTCTCCACACACGTTGATTTACTCGCACCGAACGCCCTAGGCTGCAACCCGGGGCGTTCACCTTTTCTGACCCCTGCTAAATCTGTAACCACTTCAAATGTCCTGCGCGTCGAACTGCATTCCGGCTACATCTGCCTTCCTCCCGGTTGATACAAACATGTCCACGGCGTGATCTGCTGTGCCTGCGCTGAAGAGCGCAATGAGCCCAAAGAATCCGTGAACCTGGTGAGTGAGTTTTTTGCGGAACAGCGCTGACAGTGTTTTGCGCTCGTGATGGTCGATTACACCGTCTGCCATAGCTGCAAGCTGTGCTGTTGCGAGCTCACCTTCTGCGGCCTTGGCCTTCATCTGCGTATCGAACAAATCAACCTTGTCCATTTCGCCAGCAACCTTGATATCAACCAGCAGCATCCCATGACGAACGGCCATGAACTCTGCTACACAATGGGTGCCGGACATAACCTCCATTTGCATCAGCTCATCCAAGGTGAAAAAGCGACTACCACACTTCTTGTAAAGATGGTTGTGGAACTGATCGATACTCATGCCTAAATCAGCAGCCATGCCTAAACGACCGTGCTTATGTGCCTTACACATCTGACGAACTGCCTGGTTAATCGTGTCTACCATTTTTTTTATCCTTGAGTAGTTACGACTTAACTGACGAATCAGTAGTCTTCCCATAGAGGGATGGGTCAAATTTAAGCTTTCCTTTAGTTCTTAAAGCCGCTTCAGTTGCACGACCTTTGGGAATCAAGCCACCAGGGCGTTTGCGCCACTGATAAAAAGCTTCTGGTGAAACACTAAAGAAAGCCGCTGCCTTATTTGGTGAGCCGAAATACTTCTCTAAATCAGTTGTTGTCATACCTACCCCCCTAAGATTTCTTAGATAGTATTTTCTAATTTTACTTTGGTCAATAAAAACTAAGATAACTTAGTTAAATTTTTTTAGGGGATGGTGGTGAGTTCATTAGGCGGGCGCTTAAGAGCGCTAAGGCAAGAACGAAAGTTAACTCAGGGCCAGCTTGGAAAGGCGGTGGGTGTTTCTGACGTTACAGTGGGATACTGGGAACGTGATTTGAACACACCCGGGGGTAAATCACTTTCTAAATTGGCCTCTTACCTAGGGGTAAGCGAAGCATATTTGTTGTACGGTAAAGAAGATGAATCCAATGTTGCTGCAGCACCAGTCGGAGCTCTCAAGGTACCGGTGATAAGTTATGTACAGGCCGGTCAATGGAGCCCGGAGAGTGATGCGCGGAATCTAGAAGGGAATATTGATTACGTGCTTAGTACCGGAAATTTTTCTAGAGGCACTTTTGCCTTAAAAATTAAAGGAAAGTCGATGGAGCCTGAGTTTGTCGAGGGTGATCTTATCCTCGTCGATCCAGAACTTAGACCCCAGCCTGGCGATTACGTGGTTGCAAAAAACGGCGAAGATGAAGCTACTTTCAAAAAGTATAGGGCTCGTGGGGTCAATCAAGAAGGTAATGATATTTTTGAATTGGTCCCATTAAACGACGACTTTGCAGTGAGAAGCTCAGATAAAGAAAAGATCAATATTATCGGGGTCTTAGTCGAGCATAGGCGATTGATGCGCCGCTAAGGCAACAAGCAGCCATGAAGAAGCCTAAATAATTTTAGGCTTTTTTCTTGACCTAGAATCTAAGTTAACTTAGATTAAACACAAGATATTTAGTTAGATGCTGTTTCAAAGATGCAGTAGCTGTGAAAGTTAGGACAGAGAGAGTGTTGTACTTGGCGGTTACTCCGGGGCTTTCATCCCATAAGGAGAGCGAGGTAATGTTCACCCGGTTTAACCGCACTTTTTTGCACAACGATGAGAGCATTTGGCGGGCGCTTCAGGCCGCGTCAAAGAGGCGCTGAGTGTTCTCTTCGTTGTGACATGTCACAACAACCTTCAAGTGTGGAGGCCCGGCTCTGGGTTGTTGCAGTAACCCAGCAGCCAATTAACTAATCCCAAAAGTTTTATTGCCATCTACGGCAAGGGATTAGTGCAACCAAAAATCGTGTGTGGAGTATTCATGGAAAAGTCAGACGACCCTATCACCGTTGGCCGTATCACCCTGCCCTATAGCCATCTGCTCAATGGCTGGCTGATGCCTGACGGTACCGTTATCAAAAACCCAATCAAGGCGCAGAACGAAGCTGAGCGCCTTAACTGCAACATCGTTTTTCACTGAGGGCCACCAGCATGTTATCCAATAAATCAAATAAAGAGCTTGTTGAAGCCGGCCATCAATTCGCTAAAGCGCTTGATGCTGATATGCATCTTACCGACATTTTAAAGCTACTCTCAGCGCTGGCTACCCGCCTGGATTGTGCCATCGTCCGTGGTGATGAGCTTGCTGTTAGCTGGAAAATGGTCGGCGAATCTGGCGAACCAGACCTGCCAGTTGGTGAAAGCAAATCATATTGGGTTTGCTATCGCAGTAATGGCGACCAAAAGTTACGGGTTTCTCAAGCTGTTTGGTTCAATCAGCAAAAGCCTGAAAATTTGGATGAAGACGATGATGGAGATTGTGAGCTTTATACGCCAGATGGTGAACCATACTGGCCTGTAGGGTGGCACGAGGCTTACTGCCATGAAGATTTCTCGACCTATTACCTCGGTTGGGATTGCGGCCAGATTCTTGCTTACGCCGAACTGAAATTACCTCAGATTCCTGTGCAACTTCTCTGCGGCACCCATGACACTGCGGATAAGGCGGGTGTGTGATGACCATTATTGATCCCCGCTGCTTTGGGCAAAACGTAATGAACGTGGTTAGCATTTCAGGCGGAAAAGATAGCCTGGCTGACTGGCTGCTGGCAATTGAATCAGGCGTTGAAATTATTCCGGCATTTGCTGATACCGGGCACGAACATCCTCAGACTATTGAGTATCTCAATTATCTTGAGGATCGCCTTGGAAAGGTTTATCGCGTTAAGGCTGACTTTAAGGACCGGATTGAAAGCAAAAGGAAATTCGTTGCTGAAAAATGGCCTGAGTCATTGGTTTCAGAGTGTGGTTTTACTGATTCAGAGGCTAAGGAAGCCATCGAGAGAGCTTTGAATGCATTAGTACCTTCGGGCAATCCATTTCTGGATTTGTGTATGTGGAAAGGAAGATTCCCTTCTACTCGCGCCCGGTTTTGCTCATTCGAACTCAAGCATGAGCCTATTAAGGTTCAGGTAGTCGATCCAATAATTGAATCGGGACGAACTGTTATTTCATGGCAAGGTGTTCGCGCTCAGGAGTCCCCATCACGAGCATTGCTTGAAGAATGGGAAGAAGGAATGGACATTGGCCCGAGACTGGCGATCTATCGCCCTATCCTTAAATGGAAGCATGAGGATGTATTTGCGCTGGCCCGCCGCCATGGCATTAAACCTAATCCATTATATGAACAGGGATGCAGTCGAGTTGGTTGCATGCCTTGCATACACGCGCGCAAATCAGAGTTAGGAGAAATTTTTAGTCGCTGGCCTGAAGAAATAGCGCGGGTAGCTGAATGGGAAAAACTTGTAGCGGCCTGTTCTCGACGCGGAAACTCAACGTTCTTTCCATCGACCCAAGACCCTCATAAGTCAGAACGTCGTATCGAATGTATATCCGTGGAGTCCCATGGCATAGAGACTTACCGCGACTGGGCGATGACGACCCGCGGCGGTAGACAGTTCGATTTGCTATCAGGTGAAAACGAACAATCTGCATGTAACAGCGTATATGCAGGGGTGTGCGAATGAAGGAACACACAATCCTCGACATGTGCTGCGGATCAAAAATGTTCTGGTTGGACAAGAACGACAGTCGCGCAGTTTTCGCTGACATTCGCAAGGAATCGCATGTGCTTTGTGATAACCGGGCCTTACATATTAACCCGGACATCATCGCAGACTTTCGCTCTTTGCCTTTCCCTGATAACAGCTTTGCGCAGGTTGTTTTCGACCCGCCTCACCTCGACCGTGCTGGAGAGAACGGCTGGATGCGTAAGAAGTATGGCGCACTTGATAAGCAGACATGGCGCGATGACATCCGCGCCGGGTTCAGCGAAGCCTTTCGGGTGTTGCGGCCACACGGCACGTTGATATTCAAATGGAACGAGACTCAGATACCAGTTAGCCAAGTAATAGCTCTAACCGACCAGAAGCCTACTATCTGGCAGCGTACCGGGAAGGGTGACAAGACACACTGGATTATCTTTTTGAAGGAGCCAGTCCGTGCCTAAATCCCCCGTCGAACGCAAAGCAGAGCAGCGAGACAGACAGGCCGCTGCAGGTGTCAGAAAGCTGGAGATTGTTCTTGATGAGCAGGAACTGGCGATGCTGGAGCAGAATTGCACCTTACGCCGTCCAGGGCGTGCCCCCTACGACCTGGCAGAGTATATAGCTCTGCTTATTCGCCAGGACGATGCGCGAGTCCGTAGCCGGTTCAAATCGATGAGTAAGCGCAAGTGCGGTAAGTGTGGTGATTGCCTGCCTGTGAAAGATTGCCCACTGAAAGAAGAGTCAGCCTGTTGGGTCCGCCTTGGCTGGCATGAAACGAAGTTGGTAATAGCGCCGTGACCTGTCACGGCTGTTCAAACCTGTTGCAGTGGGAGTGTGTGGGGTATGAACCAGAGCAATAACGAAATTATTTCCGATGCCGACATTGAGCAACTGACAGGCTATAAAACGCCTTCAAAGCAATGTCAGTGTCTAAAAAATGCAGGAGTATTTTTTATGGTGCGAAGGGATGGTAGGCCGCGAACCACATGGCAGCATTTCAATGATCCACTGGCATCGCGTAAACAGACTACCAATGACATGAATGAGCCAGATTTTGGAGCGTTAGACTGATGGCTAGAGTCAGACAGAACAAGGAAGATAACTGGTTACCGCCCCGCGTTTATCGGGGCCGTTCTGCTTACGAATTTAAGCCCAAAAACGGCGGCACAGTCCGGCTATGCGACATAGACAGTACGAAGGCTCAGGTCTGGATAGCTTACGAAGCGCTTATTAACGAACGTAAGCATGAAGATGCATTCGAAGGCCTTGCAGAATCCTTTTTTAACTCTCCAGATTTTTTTGAATTAGCCAAAGAAACGCAAAAAGACTACCGAAAATACTCGGTTAAAGTTTTGGCCGTCTTTGGGAAGATGCCCCCTGACTCCATTAAACCGGAACACATCCGTAAATATATGGATAAACGCGGCCTGAAAAGCCGTGTTCAGGCTAACCGTGAGAAGGCGTTTATTTCACGTGTCTTTCGTTGGGGGTATGAGCGTGGACTGGTTAAGGGAAATCCTACGAAAGGGGTAAAACAATACAAAGAGAAGTCACGTGACCGTTATGTTACGCATGAGGAATATGCAGCCTTGTATAGCCTTGCTTCGCCTGTTGAGAAGATAGCCATGGAGCTGGCCTATTTATGTCTGGCGCGGCAGGCTGACGTTCTTTCAATGAAGAAAACTCAGCTCGTTGAGCAAGGGATATTGATCAAGCAAAGCAAAACTTCAGTAGCTCAGATAAAGGGCTGGAGCGAAAGACTCCGTTCTGTCATTGCCCTGGCAGAGTCATTACCACTGAATAAAGGAATGAGCAGTATTTTTATCATCCACCAGCCTTCCGGTGCTGGTTATACAAGAGATGGTTTTAATGCCAGATGGAGGAAGCTGAAGCAGGAAGCAAAGGATAAATTCCCTGACATTGATTTCAACTTTACGTTTCATGATTTGAAGGCAAAAGGGGTTTCAGATTTGAATGTTGATATTTACGAGAAGCGGGCAATTTCGGGTCACAAGAATGTCGAACAGACGGCACGATATGACAGGAAAATCGCTGTGGTTCCGGTGGTTGGGGCAGAGCTGGAAGCGCTTCATATTCTGAAGCCATATTCTGAAAAGCAGAAATAAAAACAAAAACCGCCCAAAGAGGCGGCTTAAACGACATTGCTACGACTTGATTTTATTGGTGTTTCAATATGGTGCCCGGGGCGGGACTTGAACCCGCACGACCTTACGATCGAGGGATTTTAAATCC